TGCATTATCATACATTTTTTCTGTTGGTGCTTCACGAATTTCTCCATGAATTCTTAACTGATTAGTAGCTAAAGTTATACCAGGGATTGTTATATCAGAACAATATAAAAGAACTTTTCTCATATTTGGAGAAGTTGTAATGCTTCTTGGTAATCTCATAGATACATTGTATCTGGAGGTTCTCATTAACCCCTCTGTTTTAACCATAGCAATGAAGTTCTTTAAATTACCGTTTTTTGGTTCAGACATTTTTATCTCATTTTTCTAAGTGAATCTGCCCAGACAGCATCTTTAGTTGATCCCATAAATCTTTCAACTGGTAGTAACATTGCTGTTGCCCAATCATTAGCAGGAATTTCTTTAAATGGAGATCTAACATGGTCTAGCAAATAATGTTTGACGCAAGGAATTGCTCCATTAAAGCGAGAAACTCCATCTATAAGTGCCCAAGAATATTTGATTCTTGTAGTTTCGTTCATTTTATCGTTACTTTTAAATATCATCAATCTATCCAATAACCTTACACGTAATTGGTAAGGTAAATAATGCATATTTAATCCAAGAAAACCACCTTCAACTTTTCTAAATGGAAATACTAAAGGGAATCTATCATAATAAGGTAGAGTTTCTTTTAGTTTTGGATCATAAAAATACATATAAAGTTTTCCTGGAGTTACACTAGATTTTAATGCTGATGTATCTCCTTGTAACAACTTTGGTGGTGTTACTCTTTGTTTAGATAATAACAATACCTGTTGTTCAAACCACGAACGAGACTTTTTTGCTGCGCTCGTAAGGTCGTATTGATTCTTATCAAAAACGTCTTGTAAAGTAGTTGGTTTTTTAGCCATATTATTATTTAGGCATTATAAGCCAAGTTCGTTTTCCGTAATAATCTTAAATTCCCAGCCACGATCTTTGGCATATTCTGTGGCTGCTTTCCATTTTGCTTGATTTTTTATAAACATCATAGACTCAGCTAAGTATTTTTGAGTTTGGCGTCCTGGATATTCTGGTGGTTGGGTTTGTTTGAGTGGTTTGACTTCTATAAGGTAGGTTTTTAATAGCCCATCCTTTTGTCTAACTTGAATCTGAAAGTCTACAAAATAACGATGAATTCTGTTATCTGTAGGACATCTATATGGAACTACAGTTTCCTCTGACTTCCATTTAACTACAGATGGGTTTTTGTCGCACCAAGACGCAAATCTGGTTTCCCAAGAGCTGCGCATGATGATGTTGGTTGGATCTCCAGAGTATTTTTCTGGAAACACTGGTTTAAATAATCTTTTGTGAAACATGCCTAAATAATATGATAACGATCAACTATTTAGGTCCAGGAAACAAAATATGTCATATACAGACGAGATGGGTGTTGATTATGGTGATGCAGCCACCCAAATGAATGGTGGAACCACATCTACTCCAGCACCACAGCCACAACCAACTATACCACCAAAACCATTGGTCGGAGATCTGTATCAATCTAGAGCAAGAACTACATTTAGCGATAAACAATACAATATACAACAACATTCTTATCCTAAAGACCTTATGTCAGAAGAATATGGTGGTAATTATGTTGTATTTTATATTAATGTTGCTGTTGAATCTAAATTGTTCAATGATAAAACTGTTGAAACTGTAGCTGATATCCCTGCTAGAGATAGAGGTCCAACGATAGCTATGAATGAAAAACTTTATGACGACCCAACAAGTGGAAAATCTAAGTTGGCGTTTACAGGTTTAAACGCAGCTGGACAAGTTGTTGAGGGTGCTATCGGTGGAGGATTATTAGCTGGTAAGGGTGGTGCTTTGGTTGGAGCCACTTTAAATGCTGCACCAGCAGCAATCGGAATCGGCGCAGCAGCAACTCAAGCAGCTTCTGTAACTCGTGCGCAGAAAAGATTAAAAACTGCAATTGCGTTACACATACCAAATCAATTAAATATTCGTTATTCTGCTGGTTGGGGAGAAGAAGATACATTCACATACCAAGCTGCAGCAGCTGGAGCAGAAGCAATAATTAGAGCATTAAAAGATGGTAAAGATGTAAAACAACTTGGTAATGATGCTGCAGCTATAGTTGGTGCTATGGGATTAAAGAGTGATAAACAAGGTGCTGCTGCTAGTGCAGCTTTTGGATTAGCAGCAAACCCAAAGAAAGAACAAATATTTAAGAATGTTGATTTTAGATCTTTTGCGTTTGATTATATGTTCTTCCCAAGAAATAAAGACGAAGCAGAAAATATAATGCGAATTATTTATGAGTTTAAGTACCATATGCATCCAGAGTTTAAAGATGCTAACGAATTTTTATATGTTTACCCATCTGAGTTTGATATAGCATACTATCAAAACGGAAAAGAAAATCCAAACTTACATCGTCATACTTCTTGTGTTCTAACAGAAATGAATGTTAATTACACACCAAACGGACAATTTAATACATTTGATAATGGTATGCCAACGCAGATTAATGTAACATTAAGTTTCCGTGAACTTTCACTTCTATCTAAAGAAAAGATTAAGGACGGTCTATAATGTATTTCGAAGATTTCCCAAAGTTTTTATACGATTTCGATATTAAAGGAGAACGTAGAGCATTTGTTATTACAGATATAACAAGAAATATTCGTTTTCGCAGAGACGTTCTAGCAAATATCACTTTATACGACGAATATGATGTTGTAGATGGAGAAACTCCAGAAATAGTTGCCGAAAAGATTTATGGTAACGCTGAATATCATTGGGTTGTTATGTTGGTAAATGAAAGATTTGATTATAGAGCTGATTGGGTTATGGATTACCCAAGATTGTCTGCATATATTCAAGATAAGTATGGAGTTAATGCAGATTCTCCACATCACTATGTAGACGATAAAGGAAATATTGTTCACTCTTCTGCTCCTGGAGCAGTTTCAATTTCAAATCGTCAGTATGAAGAAGATTTAAATGAGAAGAAAAGAAGAATTAAACTTATTTCTCCAGAATTGTTAAATAGAATATTAACCGATTTCGATGAACTATTATAATGCAGTTACAACAAACATTAAGATTTGCTGGTGATGTATCAGTTGGTAAAATACGAGTAACATCACAAAGCGGATTCTTTCAAGATATTGCTAATCAAGTTATAGGTATACAAATTTTTGAAGATTTGTTATCGCCATTCATCACAGGAACTTTAATTATTAAAGATTCTTTGGATTTGGTCAATTTATTTCCATTTGTTGGCGAAGAGTATGTTGAATTAGATATTAAAACACCAACTCTAAGAACTGGCAATATTTCTGGTAAATTTTATATTTACAAAATGACCGATAGGGAATTGACTGGAGATAAACAAGTTGTTTATCAATTACATTTCACTTCGCAAGATGCTTTATTGGATTTAAACAAAAGCGTAAGTAAAACTTTTAGTGGTAAAATTTCTGATATTGCTAAAACATTATTAATTGATAAAGTTAATGGTATGCAAGTCAATAAAGCAAGTATTGTTGAAGATACATTTAATTCAACAAAATATACTTCTAATTTCTGGTCTCCAGTTAAAAATCTTTTATTTTTAACAAAGCACGCTATCAATAAAAATAAATCCCCAGGATACTTATTTTTTGAAAATAGAGATGGATATAATTTCGTTTCTTTAGAGTACTTGTATAAACAAAAGGTTAGTGCAGAATTCACTCACGATAATTATACTAGAGATGAAAGACCATTATCTGGTAGCGTTAAAAATATACAAGAAGATTATAAACGAATTATTAGTATTAAAATACCTACGGGAATAGATTATATTGATAGAATAACTTCTGGTGTTTATGGTTCTAGATTGTGGACTCATGATGTTACTTCCAAAAGATTTTCTAGTACAAATTATGATATGTTAAAAGACCCAAGAAAACAGGTTCGCTTAAATCAATACCCAGCAGCATCAAAGAAAGTAATATATCGTTACATTTCTTCTGTTATGTTTAAACCAAAAGCATATGGAACTATGGATGGTTTTGGGGATGTTACTAATACATCTATATTACAAGAAAGAATATCTTTACTTAAACAAGCAGAGTCAACCAAAATAGAAATTGTGGTTCCAGGTAGATGTGATTATACTGTTGGAAGAAAAGTTTATGTTAAACTTAACAAAATAGAACCTACAAGTAAAACAGATAAAAAAACTTTGGATAATATGTTTTCTGGCAATTATATTATATCAGCTACCAATCATTTTATTACAAAAGAAAAACACGAAACAACTTTAGAGTTAATTAAAGATTCTTTATTAGTTAATCTTGACAAGGTGAGATAATGCAATTATACACAGGATGCGTTGAAAACAGAGATGACCCACTAAAGATTGGACGATGTCAAGTTAGAATCGTTGGTATCCACACCCACGATAAAACAATTCTACCAACTGAAGATTTACCATGGGCATATCCTATGCAGCCATTAACTTCTGCTGCAATGAATGGTATTGGTTGGTCGCCAACTGGTCCAGTTCTTGGAACTTGGGTCATTATTATGTTTAGAGATGAAGACCAACAACAACCGATTATGCTTGGAACTATCGGTGGTATCCCACAATCAAAAAGTGCACAACTTGCAGCTGAGCAATCTACTGAAAATATATTCGCAACACAAGGTGGCGTATTAGTAGATAGTTCTGGTAATCCAGTTGTTGATGGATCAGGTAATCCTATTGGTGTTGGTAGCAGAGAAGCAACAGGAGATCCTAATGCTCCAACTTCTGCTGCAGCACCTCCACCAAATATTACTGAGCAACCAGTTCCCAATGAACCACCTGCTGCTGCATTAGCAGCTAAAATTCCAACAAAACCACCAGCAAATTCTACACCAAATCCAACAAAAGCTGAAGAGAATATAAAATTATTATTGGAAGCGTGCGATCAAGTTGGATTAACTAGCAAATATGCTAAATGCGCCATCCTTGGTATTTGTGGTGGAGAAAGTGGGTGGTTACCTGTTGAGGAATATACATATTATACTAAAGAATCTTTAATGAGAGTTTTTAAAGCATCATTTCCTCCAGGTTCTGACGCAGAAGCTGAAAAATATGCAAAATGGGATTTTAAAGTTAAAGGTAGAGAAGATTTCTTTAGAAAGTGTTATAGTCCTACTGGTAATGGTAAATTTGTAGGACATAAAGATCCAGATGATGGAGCCAAGTATTATGGAAGAGGATTTAATCAGATAACTGGTAAATCTATGTATAAACAGATTCAGGATTATTTAAAAACTAAAGGTATTAATATCGATTTAGTTAATAACCCAAAATCTATTGTAGATGACCCAAAAGTTTGTGCACTAGCCACTGTTGGATTTTATGCAACACAAGTTAAACATGATCCAAACGATCCAGGATATTTTATTGCAGCAAGAGCAAGAACTGGAGCAGATGCTGGTAATGGATATGCTAAGAAACAAAAGTTTTATGAGTATTTCTTAGGAGGAACAGTTGCTGTTGAACCTACAAATAAACCAGCAGCAGATACAACTCCACAATATAAACCTGCTGAAGTTAAAGAATTGCCACCAGCAAAACAAGCTGCGCTCTTAGAAAATAGATCTGATGTGGCAACAGTTGGATTTAAAGATCCACACGGTAAATATCCACTAAAACATTTATTAGACGAACCAGATACTAATCGTTTAGCACGTGGTGTTATAAAAGAAACTGCAGTTGAGTTTAAAGATTCAACTAGATCTAAACAACTGCCAACTGCAAACAGTGCAGAAATATGGGAACAGCCAATAGCACCATTTGGTGGAATGTATCCATATGCAAAAGTTTATGAGAGCGAGTCGGGTCATTTGTTCATTATGGATGACACTCCAACCCATGAGAATATAAGTTTATATCATCGCAAAGGAACATTTTTAGATGTTGATGCTAACGGAACTCAAGTAAATAAAATTGTAGGCGATGGCTATACTATCATTGATAGAAATGGATCCATTTATATTGCTGGTCGTGCTCAAGTTACAGTTGGTAATGGTATTAACCTTTTAGTTCAAGGTAATGCTGACATTCAAGTTAATGGAGCATCTACTATAAACTTAAAAAATAATGCAGATGTAAATGTCGCTGGCGATTTAAATTTATCTGTCGCTGGTAACATGAAAACTAAAGTTGGTGGCATTTATACACTTGAAGCAGCAAATACAAATATTAAAACAGCAGAGAACTTTAATTGTTTAACTTCTGGTAAGACGTTTATAACATCATCGGGTTCTATGGATATTAAATCTGGAGCAACTCTACAGGTTGATTATTCAGAAGGGCAATTTGGTAATGGTGCAAGTGATGCAACTGTAGAAACAACTGGATTACAATTCATTGAACTTTCAACACCTATTGATAAACAATATTCATATTTACAAACACCTGTTCGTCCTAGCCCACCAGTTAAATTGAAATATACAATTGATGAAGAAAACAATGCTAGAATTGAAGATTATGTTAAAACTCCAGAGAAATATGCAAACCCAACTGCTGAAGCAAATGAGTGTAAACGTAATTTCCCAGGAACTCCAAAAACTGATGAAAAAGGACCATCATTAATTTCAGATGCTGAGCCAGGAGATTTGTATCAGTGGTTAAAAAAACAAGTTGAGATTACAGAATCCAATTCATACTGGAGAGAAACTGGACAAAATGGTGCCCCAAGTAATATGAATATTGTTAGAATTTGGTCAGACTTGGGATATCCAAATACAAATTATTGGAGAACAGATCAAACTCCATGGTGTATGGGATTTGTTAACTATGCACTAAAACAAAATGGATATCGTTATTGTCAAGAAGCAAGTTCTTGGGCTATTCAAAAGAACCCATTAAGATGGAAAGCAACACAAGTTGATCCTGCTAGTGCGCAGCCTGGAGATATTGTTCTCTGGAATTTCGGACACGTAAACTTTGTTTATGAAAATGTTGGAGGTAAATTATCTTTCGTTGGTGGAAATCAATCACCTAAAAATAAAGGTAATAATCCAAACGATGGCGATGTGACAATTTCTTGGAAAGGACCAGCTTGGACACCGCAACGTGGGGGAATAGTTGGAATCTGGAGACCAAGTAAGGCATAATTATGGCTTGGACTCCTACAGAAACTTTGTTGGGAACTCATGCCGAGATGGCCACATTTAGCCATACGATAGAATATTATACAGAAGAAGCTGGAGATCCAACTGCTGTACCTCCAACTACTGGTAGTATAACATATTATTCTGTTAGAATAATACCACAGCAAACTAACCCATATACAGTTAGTATTTCTGGTGCAACTATATCAGGATACTATAGAGGTATATTTAATGATGGTTTGACAACCAGAGATTCCGTGGGTAATATAACAACCATTACAACTCTTGGGTCTAATGCTAGCGTATGGGATGCAGTGAATAGATCTAAAGTCCATGAGGTTATCGGGTTTGATCCAGATATGACTAGAAGTAGAACATTTACTTATTTGGCTGAAGCGTATAATCCTCTCTTACCCAATACAGTAATCGCTAGCCAAACTTATACTATTCTTTGCGAAGATAAAAATTGGACTCCAGGAATGCTTTCTTTAAAGGAATTGGTATCATATGCCAGCAATAACTAGAATTGGCGATAAATCAACAGGTCATGGCTGTTTTCCACCAACAACTATGATAACAACACCTGTAGCCAAAACTTATATTAATGGTAAATTTGCTGGAGTTGTAGACTCAGCTTGTAAATGGTCTGCCCATACATGTGGGAATGTTACCCACAACTCAGACCAGAGATATCCTTCTTCTGGAGCTAGTAAAACCTATATTGAAGGTAAGTTGGCTGCTAGAATTGGGGATCCCATCGCTTGTGGCGATGCAATAGGACAAGGTTCTGCAAATACATTTATAGAATAGGACTAAATAATTAAATGGCACGCAATACAAGAACATTTTCAGATTTAGACTTAAATTTTACTGCACACCCAGTAACGAAAGACATCGCCTTAAGATACGATGAAAACG